ATCTGACTGATTAACACCCCCAGCTCCCGCCGGGCTGCCGCACTTTTCAGCCCCAGCGAATGTGTGGCTTTTCCTGCCCGCTCCATTTTGCGGATATACACTTCTGCAGCACTGCTTACCCCCAGCTGAGCCGCCCTGGCGCGAAGCAACTCAGAAGACGACAGATTCTGGCGGGTTGCCTGCTCTTTAAGCTGGCGGATAAACGCCGCTTTCTGCCGGGTGGCCTGTTCCTCTGCCTGCGTCAGGGCACGGGTTTTCGCCGTGATCTCCGAAATCAGCGCCAGATAATCCTGCTGACCAACCCCGCCACTGTTTCTGGCCTGTCGGATCTGCTGCTGAATACGCTGTAATTCCTGAAGCCCCGCACCGGCCTGTTTCACACTGTCAATCTGGCGATAAAAGGCGGCAGCCGCTTTATCCTGCGCCTCCGCCAGTGCCCTGGCCTGCGCCTGTTCCTCGCGCATTTTCTGATTCAGGGCATCCACGCGCAGACGGGTTTGTTCCACCTCACGGGCCATGCGTTCATGAGCCCGTGCATTCTTCTCCACCGTCTGCGCATGGGCTGATGCTGCTGTTGCAGCCGAAGAAGCCGCCTGCATTGTCTGCCGGGCCGCCTGAGTCTGACGCTCCATAAGACGCTGCATACGGGCAGAAGACCGTTCTGCATCGCTGGCTGCACCATTCAGAAGGTTTTTGATACGGGGAATTTCATTTTTAGACTCTGCCGCATCAATCCCCAAATCAATGACCAGGTTGGCTATCTGGTCCATAACGCACACCTCCGGAAATACCTTCCCCAAGATGCATCAGTTCTTCGTCCGTTCGCTCCGGTATCCCGTTCTCTTCCGGTAAAAGGCTGAAATCAGCCACCGCAGCATCGCTGCTGCCGGACACCATTCTCACGATCAATGCCTTCAGCGAGGCAAACTGCGCATCCATCCACACATCACTGAAGCTCTGCATCCGGAAATAATCGCCCCACTCACCAAGCTCAGTGGCCGACATATCCGACAGCATCCGCCGCCAGTCTGCCCCGCCGGAACTCCCGGGCAAGCCGCATGACAAACTGCATTTCCCGCGTCAGGACTTTTCCGGCGTCAGCGCCTCATGATCATCATCCCCGGCATTCTCAATGGTCCCCATACCGCTCAGCGACAGAACCCTCTCCGCCCCCGCGCCCAGCGCATCATACGACCATGTTGTCATAATGGATGCGCAAAGCGTCTCAACATCCTGAGACTGCTCAGCATTCCACAGTGAGCGGGAAACCAGCCAGGCATTGATATCCATTCCCATACGCAGAAAAGCAATCTGTCGTTCAGCCTCCGGCAGTTCTCCCTCCTGTGCATCAAACTTTGCCGTTCGCTGCTGAACAAACGTCAGATATTCAATTCTCTGCAGCCCGGACAGCTCACTGAGCACCACGGACTGTTTTTCATAATTAAACGTATCCTGTTTCAGAAACATCATGTTCTCCGGATGCAAAAAGCCCCGGATAACCGGGGCAATGATGAGTATCGTCCTGTTATGGTGCGCTGACGGTCACCGCAGCCACTGCCACAAACTCTCCGTCAGAGGTCATGCCCACGATGCTGACACTGCCCTGCTTCACGCCTTTCACCGTGGCCACAAGCCCGCTCAGGGTCACCGAAGCAGTCTGAGGATCTGACGAATGCACACTGATCGCTTTGTCACTGGCCCCGTCAGGTTTTACTGTAAAGGTCAGTGTGGTGGTTGCTCCCGCTTTGACACTGACAGATGCCGGTGCCACCGTCAGTCCGGTAACACCCACGGTTTCAGTGCCTTCCTCTGCCAGATACGGACGCCCCACACCGCTGATTTTCACAGTGCGGGTCATCACGTCTTTTGAGGCAATGGTTTTACCCAGTGAGCTCAGCCAGCCGCGGAAAACATCAACAGTGCCGTAGGGATATTTGATACGAAACGCGCAGACTTCACCGGAGTCGAACAACTGAACCAGTTTTTTCTGCCCGCTGTCACCCGGACGCCAGGCCAGCGTCGCCGAAGTATCACCAACGGATTTCTGCCCCTGGGTTGTCGTTTTCCAGTCTGCATCTTCATCATCGAGATAAGTGTCATCTTCTGCATCAGCGGTCATTTCGCCAGGTTGCAGATCCTTCACCATCGCAAGACGCAGCCAGTCAGTGTCCGACAAAGGGTTCGCAAACGCATCGCCGTTGCCGGTATACATCCAGAACGTCGTCCCCGCACCTTTCGTCTTTGCCAGTGGATTTGGTGTGGTCATTACCACCTCCTTAATTCGTGTACGTGATCTGGTACGTGATTTCCGCCATCGCCCAGGTGGCCATCTCATTATCACGTTGATAGTTAAAACCGAGTGGGATCATGGTGTCGATGAGTCCGGAAAGCACCGGAATATCCTTCATGGCCGGAAATATGGTGTTCTCCATCCACGTATCCAGCTCAGAATCCGGCGCCTGTGCACGGACGAAAACGGCAATATGCAGAACAGCCTGCCAGTCGTCCTCATCCGTCATTTTTCCGGTGTACTGCGCATCACTCAGCCACACCGCCACGGCGGGCAGTTCCTGCGCATCAATAAATGCCGGAAGCCCGTCAAAAAACGTGGCGCTGTCTCCACACTGTTCCCGAAGGCGTGCCAGCACGCTCTGACGGATTTGTGTGTGTCGGTTCATTTACTCAGATGTAACCTCAGTTGTTGTTTCAGGGCATACCCCAGCTGTTTCGGCATTTCCGCAGCAATGATGCGGTCGCGGGCATCTTCAAATGCCTGTGTCAGCGGTCCGGACATCGGGATTTTCACCACATCAATGGGGTAACGATTTTTGCCGTCAATACGCCGCATCACATGCCAGCGACCATTCGCCAGTTGCTGAATAAACGCATCCCGGAAAAGGTATTTCCCCACTTTCAGTACGCTGCCACGATGACGTGAGTTGCTGCCATGCCGGGAGCGGGCCAGTCTGACCTGTGCGGTACCCAGCTTAATGGCGGGCAGGTTACCCCGGTTAACACGCATGCGGGCATACATTTTTCCTGAGGGGCTGGCTTTAAGCAGCCTGACACGCTCCCTGACCGTTTTCAGGGGAATACCTTTCACCTGGTTATCCCCGGCAACGGTATTCTGCGCAACCTGCCGTGTGGCGACAGAAACAATCTTTGCCGCCACACGGTTTACCGCCCATGCGCTGGTCTGTGGCACCATGCGGGTATCGAGGCTGTTCAGATTGCGGATGGCATTCTCAAGTCCCTTCATCATATCGCCTCATTCTGGCATTATTCTGTGGGGCAGGACTGCCCCGCCTTAACCGGATATAACAGCATCCCCCGTCATCCGGAGTAATACGATCCACAAAGAAAGAATCATCCCCGATAGTTAACGTATCCTGACGGCGTAACTGCGATATATCTGCCGTTTTCACAAACAGGCACGGTGAGGAATCCTCAAGCCGGATCCCCCCGGCAACAAAAGAAATACTTTCGGGATCATCAAAAACCCCTGTCAGGTGTGTCCCCTCAAGTTCTCCGGACGTAATGACGGCGCTGATCCCCATATCACGGAGAATGACTTCATTGACACCGGCAAGCGCAGCATCAAACAGATTATCGAAACCGTCCACGACATCTCCTGTTACTGCCTTTTTGCCAGACCACCTGCCGCCATGCTGGCAGCCACCTCAGCAGAAACACGAAACGACGTTCCCGGTGAAACAAATATCACTGAACCATTACATTTTGTATGCAGTGTCGCCAGTGCCACCACCGTAACCTGCCCCGTTTCGTCTCCGGTAACAATGCCTGGCTGTTCAGGAACTGACTCGCCTTTATGCGCGGTCGGATCATCTTTCGATGGTGAGTACGTATCCGGCTCTGCGACCTCCCCCGCATCTCCAAGCTCTTCCTCCAGTTCCGCCACTCGCTGCGCAATATCTGCCGCACTACCGGAGACATCCGGTTCACGCCCCAGCCTCTCAGCCAGCTCACAAAGACGTTTCAGGTTTTCTTCTTTCGTAGCCATACCCGCTCCTGATTGAATGAAAAACGGGAGCATTTAGCTCCCGCTCACGGATTATTTCACCTGCACCACCACAAACTCATCCGGATCCGGCAGCACCATCAGCGGCGCGGACTGCGTCATGGTGAATTCACGCGCCGGATCACCCACGGTCAGCCAGTGTTTCGGATAACGGGAAGACGCCACCACGCCTTCAGACAATGCCTGCGCATCCTGAATGGCACCGTAGCAACGAATACCCTCTGCGGCCGTATTTCCCAGTACCAGTGTGCCGTCCGGCAGATAACGTTTTTCGGTACCGTCCTCTGCCACATAGGACGTTTTTGCCACCACGATTGCCAGATCACCATAATACCCTTTGAAGGACACCACCGCCCCCAGGTCTTTCACTGCCGTTTCCAGCTGTGAATTTGAGCCACGACGGGTATCCAGTTTTTCGCGGAACAGCTTAAAGCCATTCAGCAGACGCCAGACCTTACCATCCATAATGGCAATATTGATGGTGCCGGAAGCAAAATCACAGTACGCATCCAGATCATGCGTCGGATCAAAGGTATCGCGGTCCTGAGCGCTCCACTCCGTCCCTCCTGCCTGCGTAATGTTATTTCCCACCGACCGGCCAAAATCGACCTCAACAGTTTCAAACTGCTCTCCTTCCATGGTGTATTTGCCATACAGCACGGCATTCACCGCCTGCATCTCTTCCACCTGGACAATGGCGTGCTCTTCCTGTTTGAGGTTATCGGTGATGATACGCAGGCGACGGTAAGCCGGGCCGTTCAGCTGGGCCGGATCTTCACCGGGAAGACGCTCCACCGCCTGCTGGTAATTAAATTCGTGTTTCGGCTTAACGTAGCCCGGGCGCAGTACACGAGTTTCACCGCCACGGTGACGCAACACCTTTCCTTCAACAACCGGGGAGACATAGGCCGCCACCGGCGTTTTTCCGGTAATTTTGTCCAGCATTACCTCTTCGGTATGGAAATTCACCGTACGGCGGAAAAACAGCTCCAGAAACAGCGCACGAAATTTAACTTTTTGTTCGGTATAACCGAGTAACTGGCGGGTCGTAAACAATCCCATAAATCAGTTCCTTTCATTCAGAAATCAGTCAGGCTACCGCAGTGACCTGATAAAATGTTACGGCAGCGCTGCGTGACTCAGGGCACTGCCGGCAAAGGCATTCGCCTTTTTGTGTGTATCCACTCTCTCAGGCCAGTGGATGGCCTCCGTCGCAAAGGTCCCCGACTTGTAATACGTCAGCACCGTCTCTGTACCTTCAAGCGGCAGTACCAGTATGCCAACCACATGGCCTGCCTTCTGTCCGTCCCAGACCACCAGTTTCCCGGTATCCTCATCCAGCATCAGGGGCGTCAGAGCCGGTGTTGCCGAGGAAATCCCGCTGCAGCCTGTGGCGGTATGGGCCGGATCATTACCGGCAAAAATACGTACTTCCGCACGCTGTTCAGTGATGGTTTTCGTTACCATATTGTAAAAACCTCATATTGATGGTCAGCACTGACTTCATGGCATGGCCATGAGCATTTTCACGTCCGCATCACCGTCTGCTGACGTCTGTGGCACGCCACCCTGTACCGCTGCCGGTGAATGGTTCGCCATGAAATGTTCAAACATGGCGGTTGTGGATGCAGAAACCGGTTCTGCCCTGCCTGAGGCTGCCGCCAGTACAGCCCGGGCATTCTCCACGGTCATCCCCGGACAGGCCGCCAGTTTTTCAGCCTGCGCCTCTGCCCCTTTTGCCTCATCCAGGGCCATAATCTGATCACGAAGTGAGGGTCCGGCATTCGCCTGCGGTGAAGCAGCCAGAATCGGACGGGCTTTTTCCACCGTCATCTCCGGCATCGCCGCCAGCGTTGCCGCCAGTTGTTCACGTCCTTTCGCCTCTTCACATGCCATAATGCGATCGGCTTCACTCTGCGCAGATACACCAGATTGTTGCGGTGCCGCCACGGCCAGAATCGCCCGGGCCTGCTCAACGCTCATACCCTGTTGCCCTGCCAGCATCGTGGCCAGTTGTTCACGTCCTTTCGCTTCCTGACACGTCAGGATCCCCATCACTCGCTGGTTCTCCTGCGCGGCAGCCTCCGTTGCAGTTAATTGCGGCATAGTGCCTCCTGTATCGTGTGTGTTCAGCGTCGCAGCCATCACGCTGATGGCGTCCGACGCATTGATTAATTCATCCGCCAGTTCGGCCTCAATACCGGACTGACCTTCAAAAACGGCGGCCTCTGTTCCCATAACCGCATCCACAGATAAACCGGTATACATCGCCACTTTTTCAGCAAACATCCGGCGCGCCGCATCAATGCGCTGCTGCATGTCCTGGCGAACCTTTGCTGGCAGGGATTCAAACTGATTGCCATCCACCTTGTGCGATCCGGCGTAAATCAGCGTGATATCCACACCGGCCTGTGCCAGATGACCGGCATAGCTGACATGGCCCATCATCACCCCAATGGAGCCGATACGGGATGTCTGGGTAACCAGCCGTCGGGAGCAGGCCGATGCCAGTAACATGGCGGCTGAACAGGCCGTGTCATTGCACAGTGCCCAGACAGGCTTCAGCTGCCGGAGACGGTAAATCATGTCAGCGCAGTCAAACGCGCCGGTGGCCTGCCCGCCAGAACTGTCAATGTCCAGCAGTACGCCCCGTACCTGAGTGTCCGCCATTGCCTGCTGAAGACAGGCGACAATGCCGTCATAGCCAGTCATTCCGGAAAATGGCCGCATGCCACCCAGCCGGTGTACCAGCGTGCCGGTCACCGGCAGTACAGCAATACCGTTCACCACCCGGTAAACACGGGCAGGTCGTTTGCCTCCGGCCATGTACTCGTCCGTTTCAGCCAGCATCCCGGGAGCGTCAAGCTGTACCTGCTGTTGCGGTACCGAAAGGCTTGCTGCGCCCATCTCACGCCCGAGCGCGCAAAAGAAAACCCGCGCATAGGCGGGCTCCAGAAGCAGCGGCTCATTGAATGCCGCAGCGATAATATGTGAAAGATTACGTCTCACGTGATGTTGTCTCCTCTTCCGGCCTGCGACTCTCCGCTATCTGCTGCTGATACGCCTGGGCTATCCACACCGGACGTGAGAGTCCGGCTTTTTCGCGCTCTGCGGATTCCCTGACCTGCTGGCGGAAAATGTCCTGATAATCTTCGCCCATCAGTGCCAGTTCTTTCTCATACGTGCTCAGTCCGGCCTCAATGCGCATCACCGATTCCTGGACCTCCTTGAGCCCGTCAATGGCCATTCTTCCGGAGCTAATCCACTCTGCCCGTGACCAGGCTGAACGCGCCTGGTAAAAATCAAAACGCGCCCGTGGCGGACGAATAATCCCCCGAAGAAGCGCCTCTTCCAGCCAGCAGGAAAACATCTGCGTGGCCAGCCGGGCCGCAATAAATTTTCGCCGCCCCATAAAATAGCGCCACGACTCATTGGCGGAGGCGCGGGCACTTGAGTAACTGACCTTCGAGTAATCACGGGACAACTGTTCGTAGGAAACGCCAAGACCGGCTGCAATATACCGCAGCAGCGCCTGTTCAAGCGCCGAAAATCCATTGTCTGAATCCTGCGCTGTCTGCAGGTTCAGCGCATCGCCAGGAAAAAAGGTGCGGAATTTTAACACCGCCCAGCGTCACGTTATTCGTGTCATACCAGCGGGTGAACTTCTCCAGAATATTAATAAGCGGATTATCCTGCTGACCTTGCGGTGCCCCCGCGATATATTCAAATGCCTTTTCGGTATCAAGTTCACTTTCGATTGTGGCTGCATACATCGCCTTCACAATGGCCGACTGAAGCTGCGTGGCCTGCAGGGAGTCCAGCATCTTCATCCGCTCCATTACGCTGTAAAACTGATTAGCCCCACGGGTCTGCCCGTCCTCCACCGGCTCAAAAATATGCAGCATGGCCGGACGCCCGGTGGGAAGCTCACGCGGGATCCGCTCCCAGCGTCCGGCACCAGAGAACGGAAAATCATCCTCACAGATATGGTACGCAATCGCCCGCCCATACCGATCGACCTCAACCCCGGCCCGCAGAAAGTGGTTCCCCATACCGTGTCCTGGCGTGTCCACCCGTTTCGGACTCACGGCTTTAAAACGCGTACGGAATAACTGCGTGGTTTCCGTATCCCAGACCGGCTGCACAAAGATTTCGCCGTTAAAGGCATGCACGCCCACCCCTTCACGGATAAATTCCGTAAACGTGCGTTTCCCTTCCACGTCGATCTCGCCAAACATTCCTTCTGCGTATTCCGACCAGGCTGCTTCCACCTCCCCGACAAAACTTTTTGCCGTGGTCTCCCGCATCCCCAGCCAACGCCAGTTCAGACGGTAGCTGATAAGAAACATGTGCCCGACGATATGATCCTTATGCAGGGCCACCGCATTAGCCGCGATACCGTTATTGCGCACCAGATCATCTGCCCGGGCATTCCCCAGACGCAATGCAGGCAACAGGGCCGCATCGGCACTCTGCGCCGGTGGTAACCACTCTGCCATTTGCCCGCCAAATCCTGCGCCGCCTCCGTTGTAGCTGAGACTCTCACGAAGCGGAACGCCGTTCACATCAATCAGGACAGGCGTTCGTTTCATAACCTCACTCCCAGCGGTCGGCGGCGTCGGGTCGTACCCAGAACCGACTCCGCATCGTTGATCGCACGGTTAAGCTCATTCAGGGACGCTGCCGTATATTCGATCCTGCGACCGTCTTTCTGTACCGACACAACCCGTTTACCGGTTAATAAATCAAGGCGCGCCTGACGCAGCGCCTGCAGTTCAGCGACTGTAACCATTCACTCCTCCGGACAGCTTCGCTGCCAGTTCTTCAAGGGTCGGTTGTGCAGTTGCATCCTTGCGGGATGCAACTGCACAGCCAGATCAAGTTGCCAGCGTTGCACGGACACACGTAATGCCGCATAGGCATACACCAGGCAGTCCAGCGCTTCGTTACGCCGCTTTTTGTTATCCCACAACAGACGCATCTTTCCTTTTTCCCACTTTTCCACCAGTTCCTCCGCCACCAGTTGTTGTGCCTCTGTCTGCGAAAAAATCTCCGGATTATCAGGAAAGCGGATGGCATACGATGTGGCCTCATTCACAGGGGTGGGATCGGCCTTCATTCGGGCATAGAGAATTTCTTTTGCGGTATCCGTCCCCACCTCACACAGATACACACCCCGCTGATTGCGGGTTTTCGGCATGGTGATCACCGGCTTGCCATAGACAGAGGCACCTTTTACCGGCAGTACCCGGAAAATACCGTGTTTTTTTGACCTCTGATACACGATTTCGCCATCGATCCCCCCGATATCCCAGCAGACACGGGAAATGGTCATTTCGGTACCGTCTGCATGGCGGTATTTTTTATTGATCGCCGCATCCACACGTAACAGCGTCTCTTCCTCATCAGGACGTCCCATGATGATGATTTTATCCACCAGAAAGGCTTCCTCTCCCGGAGCCCACCCCCAGACATACATCTCAAAACGGTTTCGCTGCGAGTCAATGCCCGCCGTCAGATAAACCACCCGGACAGGCACCGTTGCCGTGTAAGGCACAACCTTATCCATCAGTACCTGGTGATCGAGTTTTTCGCCCACGGCCTCTTCCCAGGTCTCGCCCAGCGTGGTGTTCACAAAAGTTTTCACGCCGTTGGGATCTTTCAGTGCATCCAGCCAGTCACAGACTATCTGTACCCTGGTGGTGAACGGACTGTACGCCGTCCATATATGGAAAGTGATGGAGCGCGGCGGCGGAATTTCATTACCCGAAGCACTGAAAAACGTCAGACCGTCACACGTCCACATCCCGGTATTGTCACAAATCCAGCGCCCCCCGGTCTGATCAAGTTCAGACTGACGGATCACGCAGCCATTATGTTCACACAGGTAATACACCGTTTCCGGTTTACCCTTCTCCCATTTCAGGCCAAACGACGTCGCATCATCGCCAAACTTCAGATACTGCTCCTCCCCGCAATGAGGGCAAGGGACATAAAACCGCATGAAATGCGCAGATTCATTCGCAGCTTTTTCAATCTGACAGGAGCCTTTAATTTTTGGCGTTGAACCGCGTATGGATTTTGGCCATACCGAACCTTCAATACGTTTATCGCCAAGCAGTGTTGGCGAACCTTCTTTTTCCACATCCGGTTCAAACGAGGAGAGTTCGTCATAGCAGACCACATCGACAGATTTTTCACGGTAGTTTTTGGCAGCAGCACCACCCAAACACCAGAACCCCACACCAGAGGAAAAACGCTTCAGTGTGAGCGTATTATCCCGGTGTTTCCGGCCCAGCCAGGGAGAAAGTTTTTTCAGGCAAGGAACATCACGAATTGTTGCTTCCACGTGAGACTTCATAAAATCTTCAGCAGCTGAGTCCGTCGGCTGAAAAAGAAGAGTGTTGCGGGATTTGTGCTCAATAAAATACCCGATCACACCAAGCACCATTTTTGTATAACCAACACGGGCAGATTTAATCAGGTTAACTGTACGAATCTCGTCATTGCCCATGCAGTTCATGATGGCGACCTGAAACTGCAGCGTTTTCCATTCCCCCTCACCGTATGACGATTCTTTAGGCAGGTAATAATTTTGATCGGCCCATTCTACAGCCGTCACCGGCAATACCCTGACCAGTGGCTGCAGTGCGATAGTGACTGCCACCATCATATTACTCAGTTGTTGTTCTGATATATTCATCGAGTAAATCCGGTAATTTATCCCCCGCACGCGCGCACTGATTCGCTCCCTTAGCAATAAGGATTTTCAGATGATCAATATGACGCGGCGTTAAATCCGGGAACTGTCGTTGCATGGACAAAGGAATGGAGTCAAGCGTACTGGATAAAGCCATCGCCAGCTTACTAAGGGCAAAAATACAAAATCCGGTATCGATAAGATTTCCTTTTGACACCTGATTTTTTAACTGCTGTGCGACAGCCTGTTCTGCGGTCAGTTCCCATCTGGCAATGAGTAGTTTGAGGTGTACTGGCAATAGCGGACACTACCATTTGTTCTTTTTTTAAGCAGCCATCTGATGATATTTTTCCCTGAAGGCTGCAGGGGAGATATTCCCCAGACGAGAGTGACGACGCTGACGATTGTAGAAAATCTCAATGTATTCCCGTATTACTGAGATGGCTTCATCCCGGTTATTAAAACGATAGTGGCTCAGGCTCTCATTTTTCAGCGTTCCCCAGAAGCTTTCCATCGGAGCATTGTCGTAACAGTTACCTTTACGCGACATTGATGTTTTCAGACCAGACTGCTCCTGTATGACCCGGTAATCGTATGCGCAGTACTGTGAACCTCGATCAGAGTGGTGGATTAGCCCGGCAGGTGGGCGCTGGCTCCTGAGCGCCATAAACAGGGCTTTACCTGTCAGCTCTTTTGTCATGCGCTCTCCCATGGCGTAGCCGACAATTTCACACGTATAAACATCTTTGATGCCAGCGAGGTACAACCATCCCTCCTGTGTGGCAACATACGTCAGGTCCGCCACCCAGACCTGATTTGGTGCTGTAGGAGCGAACGTCTGGTTCAGCAGATTTGGCGCAACTGGCAGATTGTGGTTCGGGTTCGTAGTCGCTCTGAACTTGCGTTTCTGCTTACAGCGTAGCCTTAGCTCCTTACGAAGACGTGCCAGTCGGTCACGACCAACGATGATGCCATTCTCTGCCAGCTCCGTCTGGAGCCGCCGGGTTCCATATGTTTCGCGAGTGCGGATATGTGCCACCTTAATCTCCGGTTTTAGCCGCTCATCACTTTGTTTTCTGTCTGAGGGTTCATGCTGTACCCAGTTGTAATAACCGCTCCTGGATACACCAAATACCTGACACATCGCTTCAATGGGAAATTGTTGTCGCCATTGTTCGATTAACGCGTATTTTTCAGCGACTCCTGTGCAAAATACGCTGTTGCTTTTTTAATATATCTCGCTCAAGGCGAGCTTCATTTAACGCCTTACGCAGTTGCAGAATTTCAGATTCCAGTTCAGCCAGCGTGCGGGAACCAGGAGTACCGAGCCCTTTTCTGGCGGCGGTAACCCATTGTCCTAAAGTGCCTTCAGGAAGAGATAATCGGGAAGCGCCTTCACTGATCGAAAGTTGATTTTCAAGAACCGTTCTGACAGCTTCGGCTTTGAACTCTTTAGAGTAACGTTGGGTTTTTCTGCTCATTATTAGCTCCTTCTGATGCCATTCTATTTCAGGAAGGAGTGTCCGTTAAACTCAGGCTACCTCACCCGTCCCGGATACCGAGAACGTTTCGTCCAGCAACTGGAGAGAGTTCGACGGTGGCATCATTGCCCATGCCGGAGGCGCTGGAGGTTTCGGCTGAGGATGGCACAGGGCATTTTCCTTTGACGAGCACCCGACCACCATTATCAAGCTTGCGCCGAAGAGCATCATTTTCAGCTTTCGCATCAGCTAACTCCTTCGTGTATTTAGCATCGAGTGCATCAGCATCACGCTGGCGCTGCTGCATGTCAGTAATGGTTGCGTTCGCCAGCTTCAGTTCTCCGGCGTTTTTGTCGCGCTGCTCTTTGTAGGTAATGGCGTTATCACGGTAATGATTAACAGCCCATGACAGGCAGACGATGATGCAGATAACCAGAGCGGAGATAATCGCGGTGACTCTGCTCATTGATCTATCCCCCAACAGGCTAATGCGCTTTCCTGGTCACGACGAATAACCTGTCCATAGCAGTTATTTGAACGTATGCGGCAATCGCGCCCAACATCTTTTATCCACCAGCGAATCGCCTCGCATGCGCCCTTACGATCACCGGCATTCAGCCGCTTATAAAACGTCGACGGGAAACACTTACCGGGGCCAATGTTATAGGGGCAAAATGACGCTATACCCGCTTTCTGGGGTTCGGTCAGAGGTACTTTAATATTGCGCTCCACCCATGCCAGCGCCTTATCACGTTCAATAGCGTTAACCTGGTCACATTTTTCCTTCGACAGCTTCATTCCCGGTATGACAGGCTTACCATCCACCATTGTGGCACCACGACAGATGGTCCATATGCCAGAACCATCACGGTATGCCGTTGTGTGATTACCCTCTTTTTCGTTCAGAAACTGGTCAAGTATCTGGGGAGCAGACGCGCCTGCGGCAATCAGCGCCAGAACAGCAGCCGACAGGCCGTATTTGATTTTTGCGCTCATGGATATTTATCAGGATTTATCGGCAACAAATAACGAGCCAACTTATATACGCCTTTTAAGATAAGTCAGCCCCGGCTGGATCCAGTCATCAGGCTCTTTCTTAAAGGGGGAGTATTGAAATCACGAAGAAGAGCCTCCCGCACCGCAGCATCCATGTCTGCACCACTGGCAAGTGCTTCAATCTCTGCCGCCACCTGCAAATACCCCATGCAACGGCCAATGCGTTTCATAACTCTGGTGTTTTCGTCTTTCAGGCATCTGATAGCGAGATTAATAATTTTCAGGCAGTGATGATGCGATGCCCGGACAGGTTTTCCGTTCTCATAAACGACGAACTCACCCTCTTCACAGGAAACCCTGAAAGGCCGATGGGGTTCCTGGTCTTTATCCGGTGCAGACGCAATAAAATCACTTTTATGCTCTTCCTCTCCGGCACTGTTAACCGTAATGACGTACTCAGGCCGCAGGTAAGCCGCCTCTTTTTCTGACAATGCGGCCGGTAAAAACTTTTCCTGCAAAAACTTCATAAAAGTCTCGTGAGCGACTTTGTGGCAGTAATCGTAAATCGCCGCATAATGCTCATCGCGGCGTTTGTTTTCATCTTCAGAACTCACCAACGCCGACAATTTTTTATTAAGCTCAGTGATTTCATTTTCCAGGTGATTGAATCGCTGATTCATTTCTTCATGCTTCATTATTTACTCTCCCCGTGCAGCCTTACGCTTGTCTTCTCTTATTTTGAAATACAGATTCGTCAGATAAGTCAGAAGCCCCAGAAGCAGACTTCCCAGCACACCAATCGCAGCCCACTGTGATGGCCTGACCTGATCCAACCACTGCAAAAACCAGTAGCCGGCACTGCCGGCGGAGGTGCCGTAGGCAATGCCCGTTGAAATTTTGTCCATGGATTTCATAGCCTCACCTCCGCAAATAACGGATGGCGTAGTTTTACACTGAGAAATGAAAGGGATTTGAAAAGAAAAAACGCAAAAGCGGGCGAAACGATATATACAGTAAGGAAAGCACTCTATCCAACAAACCACCCACAGTTAATCGGAATAAAAGCAGAGTGCTTATGAATGATCGCACGCCCGAAGGTTAGTATTTCTGCACAGCAATTTTGCAAAAAAAGGCGATCATTCATAACTTAAACGTCTTTCAGTCACTCCGGGATTTCCCATCATCGCAGACTGAAAGACTCTGACTGGAGCGGGCAGCGGGAATCGAACCCGCATCATCAGCTTGGAAGGCTGAGGTAATAGCCATTATACGATGCCCGCATATGGTGCCGACTACCGGAATCGAACTGGTGACCTACTGATTACAAGTCAGTTGCTCTGCCTGCTGAGCTAAGTCGGCGCTGGCCCACCACCGAGGACTCGAACCTCGCACCGTCAACTTAGAAGGTTGATGCTCTATCCGGATGAGCTAGTGGTGGTTGGTGGCCCTTGCTGGACTTGAACCAGCGACCTGGCGATTATGAGTCGCTCGCTCTGACCAACTGAGCTAAAGGGCCGGAGGCAGAATAATAACCATATGTCATCACATCTGCAAACTCATCTGACCACCAGCGTGTTTAACGTCCTGTACCGTTTTTCAGGCATAAAAAACCCGCCCGGAGGCGGGTTTAAGCTGTGTGGCGAAGCAACCACTCTTAACAGAATATCCCGTTTTTTACGTACGTAAAATATTTTCTAGAAAGTCGCCCCTTACCATCAGGGATGTTCAATATATTTGTCCATTTCTAACCGGACACCCAACATCATCAACATTCCTTCCACCACCCCCTCGGCTTTTTGTAGCTTCTTTCCTATATAACCATCTGAGCATCCATGCTTCCGCGCCAGCGTCATGAATGTCATCCCAAACACGTAGTAGTCAACCAGCAAGTCATGTAGATCGTTGTTGTTCCGGTTAAGGCGGGCCATACACCCACATATAACCATCGCGTCATCGTCACAGCATTGCGGGCGGGATTTTACTTTTGAAGGGATTAATCCCTTAAAACCGGCAGCAATGGACGACCAGGTCACATCCTCATGATTATTAGCCACCCACGCGCCCCAGCGCTCAAGAACCTGCTGAATATCACGCATCACTGTCTTTACCCCTGTCCCATCCACGATGAACAATCAGAACACCATCAACAATGGCGTGCCCTTTGCCCTCTTTATCTTCAGCATATTTTCTTACCGTGGCGCGATTACAGTTCAGCATTCGTGAAACTTCGGTCATATTACCTCGTGTCTGGATAAGCAGTTCCGGTATCGTTTGAATTTTGACGCTCATCAAATACTCTCCGGTTCGGTGATTTTTATCCCGGGCTTTCCACCAGGGACATAATGATCGCGCACAAGCCAGGGCAAAACAAACTCATGGCGCATCAGCGCAGCGCCTCCTGCACCAGTTTTTCAAACTTTCCGACTCTGGTTTCCAGCTCTGCCACACAGTCCACCAGCTCATCTACTGCTTTCTGTGCGCGATGCTTCGCCTGCATCAGTTCCCGAAGCGCGGGTACCATATCTTTACGGATAGCATCTTTTGTTATGCCCGTTTTTTCGAGTTGTTCAGCATGACGCAGCATTTCCTGCGCGTGTTTACGCAATTGTTCAGGGGTAAAAGTCATTGTCTGGTTGTTCAAAAGAAACGCTCCATCTTACTGCTGTCAGTTCGTTTATTACTGTATCTGCGCGGATTGCCGGGCTTCATGGGAGTGGAAAGCACCCGTGCACTTTCCTGGTCCACAGGCAGAAAATGTCCGTTATAAAAACGCCGGTAAATCGTTCCCAGAGAACCGTTACGTTGTTTCGTGATATTGATTTCTGCGATGCCCCTGGCCTGCGTATCCGGGTTGTACACTTCATCCCTGTAAAGCATCAGAATGATGTCTGCATCCGCCTCTATTTCTCCGGAATTTTTCAGGTCTGAGTTCATGGGACGTTTATTGGGTCTGGACTCCACACCGCGGGAGAGCTGGCTCAGCGCAATCAACGGAAAACCACCGGATTTTGCCAGGCCTTTAAGCCCCTTTGAGATTTCACCCACGGCAAGGTCATGACGCCCCGTGGTTCGGGTTTTTATCAGCCCGAGATAATCAACCACCACCAGCGCCGTTTCCGGATATTTAATCAGGTGGTGTTTCGTTGTTGCGCATATCTCATCAATGGCCAGGTTCGCCTGGTCCACCATCCAGATATTGCGCCCGGTCATCCGCCCCACCCCTTGTGAGAAACGCGTCCAGTCTTCATCTTCAAAGTGAGCCACAGATTTCAGGCGTGATACTGGCATCCCTCCAGCCGCAGACACCATACGTTCACCAATCTGGATGTTCGCCATCTCCATGGTGAACAGAAGCACACCATGCCCCTGCTCAGTCACCTTGTCGATGATGTCCAGCGCAAGTTCGGTTTTCCCCATCGAAGGACGGGCGGCAATGAATACCAGGTCTCCGGGCTCCATACCGCCTGTTTTTGCGTCCAGTTCATCAATACCGGTCATCAACGTCCTGGATTTCTCCAGCCCCTGATTCCGGCATTCAACACGCTCAACCACTTCCGGAAGCACATCATCAATATGTACCGGCTGAATGACGCCCTTTCCTGTCGACAGTGTGACCATCATGTTCTGCGCATCCTTCAGGGCATCTTCAGCTGCTTCACAGGTATGCGCATCACGTAATTTCTGCAGCGCCTCATTCAGTGTTTTTTCTGCATCGCGCAGTGCGGCATTGCGCCGCAACGCTGCAACATAGTGCTCCAGTGAAGACTTCACCCAGGTTTTACGCCCGGTATCAGTAATCACCGGGGCAAGTTCCGGCATCTCATTACACAACAGCACGGGGTCAATCACTCCTGAAACACGGGCCTGTCTGCAGATGCCTGTATAGATATCCTGATACGCTCGTACAGAAAAAACGTCCGCTGGCAGTGTGGCCAGAATATCCATCACTTCAGGATCTGCTCCGCGCAGAAAGAACGCGCCGATGACAGCGCCTTCAAGGTCATCGTTACGCCATACTGGAGTTGTCATGCAGCCACACCTCTGATACGAGAACGGTAACTGGGCCAGTTAAACGACAACCAGTTGCGTCCCCCGTCTGTGATCCTGTCGGCAATTCGGGGACTGATGAACGCCCACAACTCTTCCGGTGAGAGGTTACTGATCAGAATGGTGGGCAAGATACTTTCGTACCTGGCGTTGATAATTTCCTGCAAAATAGCCATTTCAGCCGCGCTGCCAAACTGAACGCCAACTTCGTCGATGATCAGCAAATCCATTGACGCATAACGCTCAATAACTTCATCCGCTGTTTTTTCGCTGTCATTCCGCCAGCAATTTTTCACAGCACGGGTAAGGCGCATCACGTCGGTGATCTCCACACTGGCCAGATAGTTACGGATGATGTGTTTTGCCATAGCCACAGCCAGATGATTTTTTCCGGTACCACAACTGCCGGTCATAACAAGACTGGTACCGTTCTCCAGCATATCTGGCCAGTTCTCCGCATAGCGGCGACAGGCCGCAAGATTTCTGGCTGCGCCAGGATTAACCTCCAGATAATTATCAAACTCGCAGTCCCGAAAACGCAGGGCAATTCCGGCGTTATCAGTCAGCTCTTCCGCCTTGATGGACGACAGCTCCATGGTCAAATCGTTGGCCTCAGCGATTAAGCAGTCAGGGCAGCATGAAATTTCTTCTCTGTCCTCGCCATTACGATCGCTCCACACCAGTATATGCGTGTGATATTCGCCATGTTTTTCGCAATATCCGCGACCTTCACGCATCAGGCAGGAACGATAAGGCCATGGCTTTTCGCCCTTCTGAGCAAATGCAATCTCTGCCCGTAACTCATCCATTCGCGCCTGTAGTCTTTTTTGTTGTTCACGCAGGTTAAACGTCATCATCGCTGTCACCTCAGAATGTCTGAAGTGGCACACTGAATTTGGCCACCTGAACAGAGGTGATATGCTCACCTCAGAACAACACAGGTGCTCCAATGAAAAAAAGAAATTTTAGCGCAGAGTTTAAACGCGAATCCGCTCAACTGGTTGTTGACCAGAAATACACGGTGGCAGATGCCGCCAAAGCTATGGATGTTGGCCTTTCCACAATGACAAGATGGGTCAAACAACTGCGTGATGAGCGTCAGGGCAAAACACCAAAAGCCTCCCCCATTACCCCGGAACAAATTGAAATCCGTGAGCTCAGGAAAAAGCTACAACGCATTGAAATGGAGAATGAAATATTAAAAAAGGCTACCGCGCTCTTGATGTCAGACTCCCTGAACAGTTCTCGATAATCGGGAAACTCAGAGCGCATTATCCTGTGGTCACACTCTGCCATGTGTTCGGGGTTCATCGCAGCAGCTACAGATACTGGAAAAACCGTCCTGAAAAACCAGACGGCAGACGGGCTGTATTACGCAGTCAGGTACTTGAGCTACATGGCATCAGCCACGGTTCGGCCGGAGCAAGAAGCATCGCCACAATGGCAACCCGGAGAGGCTACCAGATGGGACGCTGGCTTGCTGGCAGGCTCATGAAAGAGCTGGGGCTGGTCAGCTGTCAGCAGCCGACTCACCGGTATAAACGTGGTGGTCATGAACATGTTGCTATCCCTAACTACCTTGAAAGGCAGTTCGCCGTGACCGAGCCAAATCAGGTGTGGTGCGGTGATGTGACCTATATCTGGACGGGTAAGCGCTGGGCGTACCTCGCCGTTGTTCTCGACCTGTTCGCAAGAAAACCAGTGGGCTGGGCCATGTCGTTCTCGCCGGACAGCAGGCTCACCATGAAAGCGCTGGAAATGGCATGGGAAACCCGTGGTAAGCCCGGCGGGGTGATGTTCCACAGCGATCAGGGCAGTCATTATACGAGCAGGCAGTTCCGGCAGTTATTGTGGCGATACCAGATCAGACAGAGTATGAGCCGGCGCGGAAACTGCTGGGATAACAGCCCAATGGAACGCTTCTTCAGGAGTCTGAAGAACGAATGGATGCCGGTGGTGGGTTACGTAAGCTTCAGCGAGGCAGCTCACGCCATAACGGACTATATCGTTGGATATTACAGTGCACTAAGACCGCACGAATATAACGG